GTCAGTTTCTTGTTTCCCTGGACCATATTTGTAATCATAATCTGATGGAGTTTCCAAAACATGATATAAAAAGATAACTAGCCCAAAAATAATTGCAACTACGCTAACTGCTATACATGCTGCAAAGAAGCTTCCAATTTTTGTCAGCAAGCTGATACCATAAACTAATAGTGCTAAATCCATTTTAATCAACCTTTACACATGTATATTTAATAAGCTTAGTTGTATTGCGAGCCATCGACTGTGTTCTCTCTCCAGCAGCAATACAAGCTTGTTCACTATGAAATCCAGGAACATTAGTTAATGCCATAGAATCTTTATCGCTCCATGGCCCAGCATGAGCAAACAGAATAAGTACCCAGATCATTATTTACCCACATTCACAATTGGAGTTGAACCTTGTGGTACGATAAAGATAGAACCTTTTTCAGCTGCAATCTTTAATACATCCAATTCTTTATTACGAAGAACAGCAGGGCTTAAACCTTGATTTTCTAGATTACGAATTTCCACGTTCTTCTGTTCTACTTGAACTTGAATACTTTTTGCTTTGAGTTCAGCTTCACGGGTAGCTTTCATACGAATAGCCTCTTCGATGGCGGGATCAGTTAGCACTTGACGAATAACAACTCGAGTGATTGTGAATACACCCTTATCACTTGCATCTAATTCAGCTTGAATACCATCTTTAATTTCTGCTTCTAGTTCAGTTCGCTTTTGGTGAATGCTCAATGAATCATATTTAGTACCAATAGTATCGTAAATAGTACCTCGTGATAAGCTTTCAACTAAACGAAATGCAGGAAACCAGATACCTGTTTTTTCATCACGAGCTGATTGACCGGAATACTTAACATGTAGCCCTGGAACACTAACACCATTAGTTTTGTAGTAAACAGTGACGTCTAAATCTTTTAAGCTTAAATTATCTTTAGCCTTTGGAGTCATATTATCTAAAATAATAGCGGACTCTTTAGCAGTAAATTCTTTAACATTAGAGAACACTGCTACATAAACACCTGGGTTTTCTGGTTCAGGACTAACTTTACCAAAAGTGGTACGAACACCTACGTTACCTTGGTCAATTTGACCGCAACCGGTTAAGCTAATAATTCCAATTGCTGTTAATGCTAATAAAATCTTTTTCATTCATCTTCTCCATAAATATCAAACCATACATCATCAAACGCGACATCTCGACCTCTACATTCACATAGAGTATCACAATCGGCTGCATTTTCAAATATTACAATTAACTTACTATAAACTCTTTTACGAGCTTCGTAGGAAGGCATTTCAGCTGATAGTGTATCAATAATTTTATCAAACACTAAACTACCACCAGACCAACCCATTATATACGCTCCAAAAAGATACCCATACCTAACATTAGACCGACAATTCCACCAATCCATAAAATTCGAAAAGTCCAACTAGCCATTTCAACTTTTAGCTCTCGATCAACAAAATATCGAATTCCAACAATTATAGCTGTAATTACAGTCCAAAGCAAGAACAATCTAAACATTAATAACCTCTCATTAATTTAGATACTGTTAAAGAGACATCTTCTAAAATCTTTTGTGCTATTACATCTGAGATACCTCGATGTAGTTTTTGAACTATTGCCTCAGTTGGCGCATAGGTTGGTATAGCAATATCACTTACATATGAATGCCCATTGATATCAAATACAACTCGAAACATATTGTTAAAGCTCATTGGATCTAAAGAAAGATACACATTAGCTTTTAAATAATTAGACTCTAGCTGAATAGACTTAACTACTTCATTCTTAGCTTTTTGTTCCATCTCACGTAGAAGTTTAACTGATTCGTCAGTTGGCGCACGATATTCATGAACTTCTTTTGTAATGTATTCTGTTTTCTGTGGGCTCAAGTAAGTATCAAACATGATATTCCTTCAAAATAGGTTTTGCTAGTTCTTTAAAGTCTTTAACTACATATTGCACATCTGTTAGTCCAAAACGTTTTTTCAAGTATCCGGCAGTACTAGTAGAAAGATAGGCGTTGATTTCATCTACACATACAGCCTTATTATAGCCCATTTTGATTAAAATTTCAGCCATGTGATCAACAAGATCTTTATCTAAACTCTTAACTAATTTGTTAACAGCTTTCTTATAGTCTTTATTTAAATAATATGCTGCATGGCATATTTCATGATCAATAGTATCAGTGTCACCTTTCATGTAGGCAATTAAGTAAAAATTACCACCAGAAAAATTCTCACAAAATTCATCGAAACCATCCCATAAAATTTCATCAGTTTCATCTATCAACGCCATTTCACGTTCAGTGATATCATCATATTCAAATATATGTAAAAATTCAAGTACTATATTTCCCGGGATATTATAACCTGACCAATCGCTAAAATATGAAATATTTCCATCAGAATCCATAAATGTATCTAGAAATGTTTCGACAGAAAAATGCTTATTTCGAATATGTTTATGAGCACTCTCATAGAACTCACCTAGACGCCCCATCGTTAGAGTTAACTCTTTTCGATTAGGAAATTCAGCAAATACTACTTTGTTTTTAGTTTTTAGTTTCATATTATCCATTATTAAGAATAAAGAACGGCATATCATCAATCCATACATCAATAGAGATATGACGATCAAAACAAAACTTCTCTTTAGCTTGACGACTAGTAAAAATAATGTTATCTTTTCCAAGTTGTGATTCGAGATCTTCCAAGACTTCCCAACCTTCTTTTACATCGCGCATGGTAACGCAATAAACAGTATGACCATTCATTTTTGAAATAGTAATAAAGTTATTCCAAAATTTCTTATCACGAGTGTATGTATTATCGTAATCTAGTGATATATTCATTTACGTGCTCTCGGAATGTAGGATTCAACAGCCAATTTTGCAGCATCAAAATCAATATACGTTCCTATATGTTGATGTAGATATGAAGCATGCCATACATGACCTTCAGCTCCATAAGTCTCAGCCATAACTTCACCATCAAGGTTATACCACACAAAATAACCATCGCGTAGAAATTTACTTCTATATCGCTCAGATATAGCCGGTTTAGGTTTTGAGTTCCAAAACATAATTAGAAATACTCTCCATTTACAATACTTCGAACTTTTAAGATTCCATCGTCCAGACTTCTAAAGAACGGAATATTATAACGTTTACATACAACTTCTACGTTACCTTGTCTCCAAAATCCATCGGGACATACTACAACTATTTTACGAGTTTGTGCGTATAAACCAAACTCTAATAGACTAATTGGAGACATCATTCCAGGCACAAAGTATAGGAAAATAATATCAGCTTCATCTAAATGATCAAGTTCCCAAGTCACCTGCTCAAAAAATTGTGGATTATCAATATGCTGTTCCCAACTAGCATCCCAGTCATCTCGACGTGGATTGAAAATATCAATATTAATATCGCTTAGAGTTTCTTCTATTTGTTTCTGCCAATCTATAGCCTTACCCATTTCAATAGTACCGGCAAGAAAGATTGAAGTTGGGTTAACACGTTCATAGCTAACCGGTTTGATCACTTTACTCATATTATCCAATCAATTTAACAACCATGGGTATAAAACGAACTTCTTCTAATGTAAACCTTGTCATCTTGCGATAACGATAGTATGCATTAGTCTTAGCTTTAGACTCACTGGAAGCGACGGTCTTAATTACTTGACCGTCGATTCTACACTCATATGTATTATTCATGATATTATTATAGATGAAATCCTATAATACTGCAACTACTTTAGAGAATTAGTTCTAACCTCATCGAATGTATATTCTTTAACGAGTTTTCCATCAAGAAACACTGTTTCTAATACTGGCTTTTCCCAGTCTTCCACTCCAGTATGATATCCGTTTTTATCTTTATATAGAGTAACTCGACCGGCTTTAGACTTCTTTCCGCTATCGGTAATAGGGTCTTTTTGAACAGGAACCCATTTACCATCGATCTTTGCCGAAGAGCACTTCATTGCAAATTTTAAAGTATCTCGATCTACCTGTTGAAGTAAACCACCACCCATACCAAATGTAATGTTATCGGCTGACCAACCATGTACTAAGAAGTTGCCTAGAATGGTACGAATAGCTTGAGCGTTTACTCCGTCACCTTGGATCAATCGAACATTATTAAGAACTCTATATCCTTTATCGTTCATAGTATATCCAAACTTATCCCCAAGAATACGAACTAGTTTTAGAGTGACTTCCATAGCATCACCAGAGTCTGGACGAATCACAACAGTAGCTCCAGAATCAATAACCTGTTGTTTAAGCTCTTCACCCCAAAGCTTAGATGCTGCGTTATAGATATCATAGCTATCAGATACAATTGCAACAATAGAACCTGGCTTTGCAAACTGGGTAATCATATTTCGATAAGCGTAGACCTCATTATCTCTACCCCAGCTGGTAATGGTTGAGTGTTCTGCTGCTGGTATTGAGAACCCTGCCATTGTAGCTCCATAATATTCACGAGCAAATAATATACCAGACATAGTATCAGTGCCCATAAAATTGATGAGGTGTGAGGCGCCACCAATACTAGCACTTTCCATACTTGAAACACCGCGAGCACCAAAATCATGCAGCTTAAAATTAATAGTGCTAGGATCACCGCTTTTCTCCAAATATTTTAAAATTGTTTGTTTAAGATCCCAGCTTTGAGAAGCTACAGTAACTGGATACCAAATTGCACGAAGTAAAGCAGTTTCAATCCAAGTAGTTAACCAAAAACAGTTTGGATCAGTGTTTTCGACTGTAACCAAAACATTTTTAGTAGGCACCACTGACCCTTCAGGTACTGCTTTAATAATGAGTGGGAGATACCCATCGTGTGTGTCGAGGATATATTGCCAACCGTCTCTATTGAAAGGCTCTCCGTGAGCTGTCCATATTTCATCTGCAACGTCGATTTCCGATTGAGTGATGGGTTCAAGTAAATACTCCTTAATAAAAGCCTGTAGTCCAAAGAATACAGTTTGATCATATTGACCGCCACGGGATTCGATATAAGAATATACACCAGTTGTCTTAGGTGGATATTGCTTCCACATCGAAACTTTATAGCTATCTGTGTTTAATAAAATTTATTTGTTAATACTCATTTTGTTAATCTCCTTAACAGTTAAAAAAGCTCAGCGTCTATCGCTTAAGCACCTACAAAATATTGAATCATTTCATAATGATCTTCGTAACATACTGAAGAATCTAACTCACTCAAAGGCACCCATTTTGCTTTTTCTGCATCATCTTGCCCTTTAACCTTCGGAAGTTCTCCATCAGGTAATACAATTTTAAATGCATGAGTGATAGTCCTACCTCTAGTACTTCTATCAATAGCATCAAAAACATGACTCTCTTTAATAGATCCAATCAATACTGGAACAGGAACTTTAATGCCGGTTTCTTCTTTAAGTTCTCGAATAGCACACTCTTGAACTGACTTATCAGTATCTGCATTTAAGAACCCACCAGGTAATGCCCAAAGCCCCTTTCCAGGTTCAGACTTCCGTTTAATCATTAATACATGACCACTCTGAATGACTACTGCATCGGTAGTTACAAATACTGGTGGATAAGGGAGACTGGCGTATTGTTTCTTATACTGTTCAATAAACTTTCTCTCATTTATAATCTGATTCCACGCTGGAGTATTTCGAAAAGAATGTAGAAATTCAAATGTAGACCTTGGAACAACATCTTTAATAAAGCCCATATTAGCACCATGTTTAAAATACAAATCACGAATGTTGGTTGCATTTAATGGTTCAATAGTATCTACATTAATAAAATCCCATTGAGGAAACATATCTAGATATTCAGATGAACGATCTTTTTTATGTCCAATTAACCCAGTTTTTAATCCGATCGTAGTATACTTTGATACTATTCCTTGTACGCGTGCAACCCAGGCTTGATCGTTATATAAAATATCTTGAATAGGTTCAACGTGAAGATAAAAATTACAATCTACCATTCCTCGAGTGGCATCATAAATCATATCTGCCCGTTCACGAGAAGTGAACGGGTTTTTATAAGTTCGTGGCTGCTTATCAGAACCAGTAATAATTAATAGCTGTTTAGTTAAAGTTTTTGCACGCTGAATAATTTCCAAATGTGCATTATGGAGCGGTTGAAAACGTCCAATGAGGACGAGAGTATCGTATTGTTTTGACATACAAAAATCCTTTGTATAAGTGTAAGCTTTGGGTCTATCCCATCGCATATTTTTATTTATACCTAATTATAGGCTAATTTCATATAAAGTGCAACTATATTTTATGGCGAATCTCCAGGGAATCGAACCCCGATCTGCGGTTTTGGAGACCGACGTAATGCCATTATACCAGAGACTCTAAATTATTTTACTTTCTTTACCAGATTCTCTATGTCTATTTTCCCTTCTTGGATCTCTAATAAAGCAGTAATAGACGTATGTTGATGTTCATATTGTTCGCTATTTTTATTTAACTGCCGGATTTCACGACTTCTAGCTGCAGCTAATACTATCATATCAAAACGACTACCAACTTGAGCTACACATTTCTCGACATCTACTTCTAAAGACCGGCTTGCTGTTTTCATAATATCCTCTTTTAAATTTTTAGATAGCTTAGGGGTGACCTATGGAATTCGAATCCATCCTATCGGAATCACAATCCGAGGTGCTAACCACTGACACTAAGGTCACACCTAAATCATCTAATTGGCAGAGATATCGGGATTTGAACCCAACCTAACAGAATCAAAATCTGTAGTGCTACCATTACACTATACCTCAATAGTTATTAACTTACTCCTTAAATCACTTCCCGTGCCGCGGCGAACTCATTTAAGGTTCTTGGCACCAGGCGAGTTAGTCTAATCCGTTATGGGCGAATCTTGGTGCAACCTCCAAGGATCGAACTTGGTTCAACGGCTCTTCAGGCCGCCGCTATGACCACATCAGCTAAAGTTGCATTAATCGGTGACAGGCTTTTTAAACATCAGGTTCACCTTTCGGCTACAGAGACCTAATATACCCATTACTGGGAACCCGCCTTCGAAATGGTACCTCGTGTAGGTTTCGCACCCACGACCTTGACCTTGTAAGGATCCTGCTCTACTCCTGAGCTAACGAGGCATTGGCGGAAGATATAGGAGTCGAACCTATCCACCACTTACGCAGTGACGGTTTAGCAAACCGTTGCCTTGACCGCTCGGCCAATCTTCCAAATCTGGTATGAGTGGGGGGACTTGAACCCTCAATCCTTGCGGCAACGGGTTTTAAGCCCGTCGTGTATACCAATTCCACCACACTCACATTTATTATATACTACTTCTTAGGATTAAAATTTTGGCAATCTTCTAAACTAGTAATAATTACAAGATTTTTTATTTGCTTAATTAAACAATTAATTTTGGCAATCTGTGCTTTAAACGCATATGGACCCTTAGGGTCAAGATATAAATCAAAATATGGCAAATAAAAATCTGGAAAATAATGGTGGGATTTTCCGTCAACATCAAACCATTTAATAGGACCTGGTCTAATCCATTTTACGTCAATTTCATCTAATCTTATAGCCAGCGCTTCTTCCCACGAAGAATCTAATTTTACTATAGTTCCATCTTTTGTAATATAATCACGAATAGATCTAACTAACCGACGATGGGGTGATAATAGAGCTTTTTGTCTTAAAATTTCTTTAGTTTTATCAGTGTGTTTATACCCTGTACTTCCAATGTTAATTACACTATCATATTTACCATCAGCCCATGCTTGTTGAATTCCTGCTGTTCGTTTACTTATAGATTCAGGCGTGTTCATCTGTGAACAGTTGCTATTGTTTACATATTCTAATCTTTTCGGATTATTATTACACCATCTTACATGGTTTGCTCTATTAGCTGTAATAAATTGTGATAAATCAGCATCACAGTGCGGACAAATACTTAACTTAATAAATCTAGACTTCGGCCCACTTCCATTACATGCTTTAAGATGATTTTTTAAACCTTTATTATTTATTTCAGTATTACAGGTTACACATAGTGTAGTTTTCATAAGTATGTCCTTTTAATGGCACGGCTGGAAGGATTCGAACCTCCAACAATTCGGGTAGAAGCCGAGTGCTCTAGTCCATTGAGCTACAGCCGTATATACTTATTTATACTAAGCTTCCTGTATTTTCCACTATACGAACGCCAGCTATTTGGTGCCCCAAGAGAGACTCGAACTCTCACACCTTGCGATACTGGAACCTAAATCCAGCGCGTCTGCCAATTCCGCCATCAGGGCAATTCTTTATTTACTATTATAATAGCTAATATACCTTAAAACAATGGGTATTTACTATTATAATAGTAAATATAAATCTTTGGTAGGTCATACAAAAATCGAACTTATGTCTCTAGGTTCGTAGCCTAGTATACTTTCCACTGTACTAATGACCTATAATTCTGGAAGTGAGAGTGGGAGTCGAACCCACGGCTTTAGGGATTTGCAATCCCTTGCATTGGACCACTCTGCCATCTCACTATAATATGGCGCGGCGTAGGGGACTTGAACCCCTGACCTCCGACGTGACAGGCCGGCGCTCTAACCAACTGAGCTAACACCGCATACTTGGCGGAGAAGGTAGGATTCGAACCCACGGTGCCTTTCGACACGCCTGATTTCAAGTCAGGTGCAATCGACCACTCTGCCACTTCTCCAAATACTTTACTCTGTTACTAATTCGTAATCAGATTTTGATACTCCACATTCTGGGCAACATACATCATCAGGTAGACTATTATAATCTTCTACTGATAGAATATGACCACATACTACACATCTGTAAAATTGGTTCATTATAGACCTCCTAATACTTGCTTGTAAGCATTAGCATGACGTTCTTCTACACCTTTAAGTGCCTTGAAGCGTTTCTCTGCTTTCTGCAATACGGCAATAAACTCAGCTGCATGTTCTTTAGACTCTTCGATCTGAGCGCGCGCTTCTAAAGCTGCTTCATTGTTACCTTCAAAAATAGCTTCTCTTTCGAAGTCTGGATACATGACTGTAAACTCGTAAGTCTCACCTTCGATGGCTTTTTCAAGACACTCTTTAGTAGATGGCTTGCCAACTAATAGTTCTAGATGACCCCAGGCGTGCAATAACTCTTGATCAGCTGTATGCTCAAAGTGTTTTGCAACATCTTCAAATCCTTCTGCACGAGCAATTTTGGCAAAATAGCGATACTTAATATGAGCCATTGACTCACCAGCTAATGCTGATTCTAAATTCTTAATTGTAATTGACATAATACTCCTTCATAAAGTTATTGTTCTTCTTCTGTTGCTGGCTCATACCCCGATCGAGGTCTAACTTCTCCTCCAATCTTCATTATAACTTCTTCTACTCTACCTCTCCAGTAAGCTGGCACAAAATTCTTTAATCTATTTAAAAAATACACTAACTCTTCTGGTGACATAATATATCCAATCTAGGTGAGAGCTTATCACTCTCTTGATGCCCGTAGCACTATGCGTCCATAGCGTTCACTAGTAAATTCTAGCTATACCAAAGTGTGCATTGTTAAGAGGCCTGATCGGACAGTTCTTAAATTAGTTGCTTGTCTCTCCAAGCTGCCACCTTCTTTATCGTCTTCGGTTCGGACATTCATCGGGGTTTCGGGTACTTAGAGGTTTCTATACTTTACGTTTCGGCTTAGCGCGTACTTTGCGTTTCTTTACTTTGTCGTCACCGTACTCTGCGTCAGAATTCTGGTTGCGGGCTAGGGTAACGCTCCCTATTCCATCTTGGCTTATGAGACCAGAGTATGACTATCACAACCCGCGATAGATTTTTGGCTGCCTCGGGAGGGCTCGAACCTCCGACATCCGCATTAACAGTGCGGCGCAACTACCAACTGTGCTACAAGGCATTTGAATCTTATTCAGAAGCTACTGGTTCTGCACTCTTTCCAAACTGTTGGGTCTGGAGACGATTAGCAATAGCTTTCTTAATTTTAGGAATGTGCTTTTTACGAGCACCATCCAACAACTTTGTTAACTGCTCAATATTCAATGGACCAAGACGCTGTTTACCAGTCTTGGTGAGCATTGGATTTGCCTTACGATTGCTCTGATTTCCACCTTTTGTTGCCATAATCAAACTCCTTTAGTTAATTTGGTGCGTTGGGTAGGGATCGAACCTACCTGCCGAAGCCAGAGATTTACAGTCTCCTGTCCCACCATTGGAACATCCAACGCATAATACTTTGGTGCCCTCACCATGAATCGAACACGGGACCTTCTCATTACAAGTGAGTTGCTCTACCATCTGAGCTATAAGGGCAAAACTTTGGTAACGCTTCGAGTTGTGCAATGGTGCCTGTAGACTTATCTTCTCTATTCCAACCATAAGCTAAACCTTTTAATCTTCCTCTGTGGCCATCTTCACTTACGTTCTTAGAACCAAAGGTAGAAGTTTGACTATGGCAATTAGGGCACAACCACCTAATATTTTCTACTCTATTATTTTTATTGTTTCCATCTATATGATCAACTTGTAAAACAATAGGTTTATGATTATGCTCATCTATACCACAATCATTGCATTTGTATTCAATAAATCTTTTTAAGTAAGTTAATGCCGTGCCCTTGGTTGCTTTACCACTTTCCATTAGTGTTTTTACTCGATAATCTTGTGTACATTCTCTGCTACAAAAAGTACCTGAATGCTGCGAATCAAAATACTTATATTCGCTACTGCATGATTTACATTTACCTAGCATAGCCAGGTCTCCTTAATTTATTTAACAATCCAACATAACACTTACAAATAATGGTAACCTGTACGGGATTCGAACCCGTGAATGTCACCGTGAAAGGGTGATGACTTAGACCGCTTGTCGAACAGGTTAAATCTTATATGGTCACGTTGCAGAAGTTCCAGTTTAACGTCATGTATCTATCTCAGGCTGGTTCCCTGATTGCCAATCTGCACCCATGACGGAAGCGTAAACGTGACCATATTGAAATACTCTACTGAATTGTATTGACCTATGCCAGTCGCAAAAACCTATGTGAAGCATTTCAATATGGCGGTTGTCGTAGGATTCGAACCCACCTCACTTTACGAGAGCATCGCGTTTACTCTCTAAGGACAGGGACCGGTAATTACTCGGCATGCATAACCACTATGCACTTAGCCTGCGAACACAACCATACAACTGAACACTCAAAGGTATCACAGAGCAACTACATTGACCTTTAACAGGTGTCCGGGCTTTCTTGATAGCTAGGGTGATCAAACCTTTTGCTATGCTGTTTGCTCTTACCGGCTCAGCTGGAATGTTCATGTGTATGGTGTCCTATCGTCTTTATTCATGCCCGCTATCGTCAATAGCACACGCACTTCATATATTGTCGGACTTGTGCGACTCTGTTTGGGGTCTACTATGACTAGTAGCGACCTCCCGCCCGATCTACACTCAAACCATATTGAAACGTTCTTAATATCTTCTACTACTGGAATAGTAGATTTTCGCAGTGTTCCAGCACCACCGAGCCAGCCACTCGCTTCTTTGCAAGCACCTCCCGTCAAAAACATTTCAATATGGTGAATCAATAAGAGCGCGAAAGAGCTTGTACATATGACGCGTCTTAGAATACGTCTCTTATCAATTCATACTTCATTATAGCTTACTTTTTAATAAAGTGCAACTACTGGTGGGCCGCCGAGGTTATGATCCTCGCCTTCTCTCTTATGAGGAGAGTACTCTCGCCAAGTGAGTTATCAGCCCGAATGTATTATTACTTATTTCAGCAATTTGTTCTTGCTTTATAACGCATAGTTTTTTTGGAAATTGACTCCATTTCGCGACATCTCTTTCTGTTTCATACCCTTTCACTTCAATATATACATCATACTCAGAAAGGTAAAAATCAGGAAAGTATTTTCTTTCTCCATTCCATTTATAAGAAAACCATTCATTAGATCTAACTATACTGATATTATTTAATAAACAATATTCATAAAAAGCTAATTCCCATTTACCTTGAAATTTAACACCATATTTTTCTATTTGTTTAGTTCTTCCACGATTAGAAGATGTATATGATTCTGGATATTTCGCGACAGCCAATTTCATAGACTCTGAATGATTTTTTCTTCGTTCATCCGTCCACGCGCGATTTTTACTACCATCTGACATTTTTTTTCTAGTTTCATCTGATAATATAGGTTTAGGCAGACCTAACTCTTTTGCTTTTATATATTGATTAGTCCCTGGTCTTCCTGTTTTTTTTAATTTACTAGTATCAGTTTCGAAATATGAAATATCTCTTTGTGGATTAGATTTACACAGTCTTTCATGATTTCTAAGTGAATTACTATTTTTTCTTTCTTGATTACAAAATTTGCATAATAGCATATGTTTCTCCGGTATATGCTATTATTTATAAAAATCAAAGTTTTGAAGTTAAATGCTCTAACCACTGAGCTACTGGCCCATATTTGGAGCGGGTAAGGGGATTCGAACCCCTACTGCGCAGCTTGGAAGGCTGGCGACACACCTCGTGCATACCCGCATATAACACTTTAAATTGTAAAAGAGCGTACTACAAAAATTTATTATATCTTACTTCATACAGCAATGCAACTTTTTTGGTGGAAATGGTAGGATTCGAACCTACGGTAGGCTGCGTATGAAGCAGCTGCATTAAGCCTCTATGCTACATTTCCTTATTCTGCTACCGCAACAATCCAATCTTCATCAATCATAACTCGTTGGCAATCATCGATTGTAACAATTTGACCCTTAGTCCATTCGAGATAAACTACATCTCCAGGCTTTACTAGTGTTACATCCTTACCAATCGCTAATACTGTAGCAGATTTTGATTGGCGAACAGATGCTGCACCCTCAACAATAATACCACCAGTACTAACTGCTTCAGTTTTGTTTTCAGCAACGAGAACTTTTTTCTTCAACGGCGTGACAATCATTATAACCTCTTTCATTAAAAATTTGGTGGACCGTGTGGGAATCGAACCCACCGATAACTGCTTGCAAAGCAGCCAAGAACCCCAGCTCAATCACAGCCCTAACTTTGGTCTCTCCTGAAGGACTCGAACCTTCGAAATCCTGGTCCCAAACCAGGTGGTATAGCCACTAACCGAAAGAGAGATAATTCTATAAATCTTAATTCTTATAAATAATATTACAGCCTAAACCAAAGGCTTTTTAAAATGTCCTTCACGAGACGGGAATCTCTAAGGACTCTAACACTAAGCGGAGTGCCAGCATTATGTCTACTTATATCCCATCATATGTATATAAAATAACAAACACTATTACAGGTGAGTTTTATTTTGGATATAGATATGGTAATATTAAACTAAAACTACAACCTATTGATGATTTATGGGTAAAATACTTCACCTCTTCTAAAACTATTAAAAAAATAATAAAAGAATATGGTGTAGATGCGTTTGAAACAAAAATCCTCTTTGAGCACGAAGACTCACTAGTTTGTTGGACATATGAACAACTTATTATACGTGAAAACTGGAATAATACATTAATTCTTAATAATAAATATCACGAACCTGATTCCGATACAGAAGTCATCCGGCGTACAAACTTTGCTTCAGATGAAGCTCGAGAAAAAATGAGCAAAGCTGGCAAAGGAAGAACTAAAAGTGAAGCTCACAAACAAAAAATTGCTATAGCCAACACCGGCAATATCGGATCACATCAAAAACGCGAAAAACTATCTGCAGCAAATACTAATAAGGTTGTTGCTATTGACCTTATGACAGGTAAAAAGGTTAAGATTACAAAAGAGGAATTTGATCTTTACAAAAATATAAAATATAAAGGCAACACTACCGGTAAAATAACTGCTTATAATTTAGAAACAAACACCAACTGTTCTATTTCAAAAGAAGAGTTTGAAGCAAACAAATACATTAAATATGTTGGCATAAAGTCTAAGTTAGCGCAACCTACATAGGCCCGTTCCCATTACGGAAGCCTACACTACCACCTTCTAAACGAATTCTTTCAAGAACATCTTCAAATAATATTGGAGCAAAATCTGGCGTCTGCTCTACACATACACAATGGTATCGCGAATCAATTTCATTGCCGTATAAAATTTGACCAGTCTTAGCATCAACACCACGTGGCTTCATCACTCTATTAGAATGAAGATGGCCATGAATATTGCAACCAAATCTAGCAAGACTATCAGGGTGAACTGGAATATGACTTAAAATTAATCCATTCATTACATGATATGATCTAATATCATCAAAATATGGAGTATAATCTTTTAACTTAAATATGTCATGGTTCCCCTTAATTAAAACTTTTCTTCCATTTAAACGGTCAAGAATCTTTAATGCTTTGCGATTAATTACTACATCTCCGAGATGGTAGACGCGATCTTCTGGTTTCACTCGCTTATTCCAAGCAACAACCATAGCCTCATCCATTTCCTCAGGTGTATCCCAAGGTCGGAGGGGAGTGACACCGTCGTTCTGCGTAAAAATGCAGACTCCTTTGTGACCAAAATGTGTATCAGATGTTAGCCAAACCGATGGCATACAATATTCCTTTATAAAACACTATTATATACTACTTTTCAAAATTATGCAACCATTAAAAAATCCCAGGAACCTTGCGATTGCTGGGATTAAAAAAGTGTGTCTTTTACTTAACTAATCAGTCCAGCCCTCATAACCTGTAGGCATGGCAGAATCTAACCCCGCTGCATTAGCGTGATTTCGTTGAATAAAGGTTGTATTTCTAGACATATGATTACTTATAATAGTTTTGTTGTGATTTTATAGTTTTTTGAAAATTTATTTTATTGCATTAGCTGGAGCAATGATAATTCCAGCTCCAAAAATACGGTTAAATTCTGTAACTAGTTCTTCTGCTGGGCCAACAATAAACATTACATGGTCAGGCTTAAATGCAACTTTTTCAGTATTAGCAAATGGAAGCAAAGGTGAGAATCCAAGAGTGTCTTTCTGAGGAATAATCATGCATGGATTTTCTACTGTTATAAAATCAGCTTCTTCAGACAATACATCGGCAATAATCATTTCACCGGAGAGTAGTTTTAGTAATTGTACGTTCATTTCAATTTTCCTTTAGCCCATATTGAGACCATGTTATTATAAAAAGTTTGCTGAGTTTTATACATCTTATCTACAGCAGTTATTCGATCTAATGCCATATCGTTGAATGGCGCAGTGTAATCAACGATTGGAAACTCTAATCTTGCTTCTTGTTCTGTTCTATCGATTGTTGCTACCATCATGCCGTTTTTCTTTGCGATATGCTGGATTATCTTATTTTCTGATAAACACTGCATATAAATCTGTGTAGTTCCGCGAGCACGAGCCCATACAAGACCACGATTAAATAACGATTGCCCTAGACCGGCACCTCGACATTTAGAATCCACTGAGAGTCCCATTTCTGCTTGGGCATCTCCTAATAATGCTACATGTATTGTGCCGATGATTATACCACGATCAAACAGACCAAACCATTGATTTCCTTCAATATTAAAGGAATTATTAATGTAATCTTCAATCTGTTCATCGTGAACCTGATATCCAAATCTTAGATATCTATCATCAGGCCCCAATCGTTTAAAATGATCAATAAGGATGATGCGCTCATTTGCGCAGATTAATTTTTCTGGGTACATAGATGAAAGAGGGGTTGCCCCCTCTTCTCTTACTTAACGTCGATTTTTAAAACTTTAGATGCTTGAGCAAGACTTTCTAAATTAATAGTCAAGAGACCATTAACAAATTCTGCAGCTTTTACTTCAAGATTATCTAAAAGCGGAAAGGTACGTGTAAACGCACGATTTGCAATACCACGCCACTCGTAAGTGCCAGTACTAGCAGAATCAGCTTCACCTGTATTACCCTTTACTACCAGTTTATTACCTTCAATCGACACCTCAACATCTGATTTATCAAATCCAGCAAGAGCTACTTCGATAACGTATTTGTTATCTTCAATCTTACGGATATTAAATGGAGGGTACATTGGAACAGTTTTCAAGAAGTTACTATACCCTTTTGAAAACCCTTCGAACGTCTCATTATACTTGCTCAGATCACCAATGGCACCTGAGAAGAATTTATCCATATCGGCAAAAATACCATTAAAATCTTTGCTGATATTACGTTCCAATGACTTCATTAATGTGTTCATACTTTTCTCCTATTTAGCGAAAAAATTTTACTACGGTTAAAATAGACTACCCATTTGGCGTAGCCGTCGGTTTTACTGGATCCGACAACCCGAAAATATTACTCTGCTTCAGTTAAAAGCTGAGGTCCTTCTTGTGTAGCTTCTGCAACAGGTGCAGGCTGCTCTACTTGTGGTAGAGCTTGACCACGAATCTTTTCGATTAAAGGCGCCGCCACATTATAAGGTAGATTTGATACACCTGCCAATGAATTATTTACATCATCCACAGTTAAAGTAAGTGTTATTTCATTTTGCATTATTAATACCTTTCATTTTCATTATTCTACCTTTTCTCCAGCCAGGTTGAATAGGCTGATCTTTCAATACTTGTTGGCTATGTGTTCCATCAGTAATCCACATATACTTAGATTTTTTGCCGGTTTTAGCTAAGCTTATTTTATTTTTAGTTTCCTGTGATCTTGGCTTACCTTCAGTAGCAGCTCTAAATTTTCTTTTATGTTCTTCAGAGTGAAACCCACCGTTTTTTCCTTTACATCCAGCAGACATATTTTGACGAGATTGATCTGAGTGCTTTTTTCCTTTAAATGAATTTGACCTACCTTTGGTAGACGCGCTAATTTTCTGCCGAGTATCATCTGTATGCATCCTACCTTGCATAGGATTAACTCTATCTTTAGCGGATGCGCTCATTTTTTGCTTTGTTTCTTCTGTATGATAATACCCCGAAAGACCCTCTCCTCCTTCTGTACAATTAGATAAAGAAATATCTAAACGTTTTAGTTGATCTATTCTTTCTATTTCTACTAGTAAAGATAACTCTTCATCTATATTTTCAGCAATAAATCTAATTGTTATATTACCTTCAGTTTTTGCGTATATTCTTTGCCAATATTTATTTCTAGCTATAGTATCATATGCACGCTTATTTTTACCTTTGCCTACATAAAATATAGCATTGGTATCATTTCTAACATGTTCGTATACATAAAACATATTAGAATTCTTCTCCATTGTCAAAATTACGTTTTTTAGTGCCAATTGAATACTTAGCAACTAAGTTCCAATTATCCTTTTCTTTAAAAGGAATTACTTTAATCTGGGCTAAAGGCGCTTGATAGCGAATCTGTTCAAGATCCTTTATCGTTGCCAGTTTCCAATCAAGCAATAATTTTACGATCGTATTTCTACGTTCAATATCGTTTTCTGTTAAGTCAGATTCTTTACCATCTAATACGAATAACTCTTTAAAGTGTAAAATAGCATATCGACCTTGCTTATGTAATATATGCGCGCTCTGCCATAATGTATTATCTTTTTTAGAGGCTACTCCAATTCTTTGTAAAGTTTCTCTGATTTTCAGAAAGTCGTCAGGTTTTGAGAGAAAGATCTCAACCCCGTTTCCTCTGAAAATATCATCCAAATTCACTTTCTACCACCTTTTTCTAATTTTTGTTTTATAGTGTTAAGTTGATCTTGATTGAGAATACTAAGAGCTTGTTTGGCTTTTTCTGTGCTATAACCATAGTATCTTTTTACTAACTCTAATTCATTACTCAACTCAGCTTTAATCCATTTGTTATAGCGTTTACGCTTAACTATATTATTTATAAGAAACAAATTTTGGAACTCTCTAGGAATATGTGGTCTAGAGTTCATTTCATTAGCATAAATCACAGTATCTGCACCGAAACTTAAGCCTTTATTAATAATAAACGGAATATACTGTTTTTCTGAATCTTCATCAGTGATTAGTATTTTTCCAGTGACTTGGATAGCATCTAGAAAATCAAAGGGAGTTAGTTTTTTCGGCTCTGTAGTAGTCATCAGTCACATCTTTCTCATGTTCGATTTCGTTAAGTCTCTTCCAATAATCCCATACATATCCTGCTTCTTTATTATAATATGGTCTACCAGATAGCTGATATACTCGTCCAGAATTAGTAGTACCTTTCATGGTATTAATATCAAAGTTTTGAATAGCTGATGATACACGGCCTTCTCGTTCGCTATCATTATATCCTATGAAATGTCTAGTCTTGCGACCGGCTGCATCTACCTCATAAATCCGCCAATCAGTAATAGTAACTGATGGTTCATCTTCAACAGGAAGTGTTGCCCATATACTCATAGATACTCCAATCCTACCATCATTTCAGTTAAACAAGCAGCCGTATTAATTTCTTGATCAGAAACAAAAGCTGATTTGTATTGATAATCGGCAATTAATAAAATCAAATTAGGAACCGATTGAGGTTTAATATACTCAAAAGCGTTATCATATAGTTTACGAAACAAAGCTGTACTATCAGTGTCGATATTTTCAGCTACCCATTTCCGCATAGTTTTAAAGTCTTTATCCTTTAAAGCGATCATTAGAGTTTTAATATTAACATCTTGAATCTGAGCTAAGATACCTTCATCAATAGTACCAGATACTGAATATCGTTGTAGTTCCATTAAGGTACGACGATAGTCAGGGAAGTACTTCATTAGTAGTTGAGCAACAGCTTTCTCATCATACTTAACATTCTCATTTTCAAGAATATCTTTAATACGAGACATAAACAAAGCTGCCATCTTAGGCTTATCAGCCTTCTCTAGTTTAAACTCAACATTAACACATCGTGAGTTAGATAGAGCACCAA